TCAACGACCTCGGAATAAGCGTAGCAGCGTCACTCCTCGATGCGCGAATCGACGCCAACGGCGTGCTGATCAGCGCCGGAGAAGACACCCCGCCTGCTGTTGCGCTCGGCTTTCAGAGCCGCTCGGCAAAAGGCGGCGATCGCTACTTCTGGCTTTACCGCGTGACCTTCGGAGTTCCCGGGCAGAAACTCAACACAAAGGGCACATCCATAGAGTTCTCGACGCCCTCGATCGAAGGAAAAATCAGCCGCCGCAATAAAGTCGACAGCAAAGGAAAGCATCCGTGGAAGGGCGAAGTCAAGGCGGGAGAGCCTGGCGTCGTTGCCAGCACGATCACGAACTGGTTCAACAGCGTCTACGAAGGCGACGCGACACCCGACGCAACGCTCACGAGCCTCGCGATCGGCAGCTCAACGCTCAGCCCGACCTTTGACGCTAACACCACGGAGTACACTGTAGCAACAAGCACGGTGAGCGAGGCAATCACAGCTGTGGCAACCGACTCCGTTGACGCCTCCATTATCATCGTCGTGAACGGAAACTCGATCACAAACGGCGACGACGTCACATGGAACGTAGGCGCGAACAGCGTCGTCATTGTTGTCACCAACGGCAGCGCAGTGCTGCGCTACTATGTCACCGTGACATATAGCACATCGTAACAAGGGAGGAACACCATGAACGAAAGAGCAAGCAGCATCACCGTCGGTGGCAAGAAGTATGAGCTTCTCCTTACCACACGAGCGACAAAAGAAATCTCCGCAAAGTTCGGAGGACTCGCAAAAATGGGCGAAAGTCTTGAGATGTCCGAGAGCTTCGAGGAGTCGCTCGATGATCTCGTCTGGTTGATCGTTCTCCTGGCTAACCAGGCAACGCTCCGCCACAATTTCGAAAATCCGGACGACCAGCGCAAACTTCTCACGAGTGAAGAGCTTGAGCTCTATACTCAGCCGGTCGACTTGTCCGACTTCAAGGACGCGATATTCGAGGCTCTTGTCCGCGGAACAAAAAGAGAGGTCCCGAGCGGAAACGGAGATAACTCAAAAAACTAACAGATGGCGGCGAAGATGACGCTGACGCTGAAATCTTCGCCCGCCTGATTTTTTACGGAGTAACTCTCCTCGGACGGTCCGAGAAGGAGGTCTGGCTAATGCCGCTGGGTCACCTTCTCGACCAGTGGGAGATTTACAAAAAATTCCACGGAATGACAACAACCCGGAAGGAAGCGACGATAGACGACGCGATTCCGTTCGGGCTATAAAAGGAGGTGACGAGCGTGGCATACGATTTTGGCATGAAGGTCGGAGTGGACGGTGAGAGCGAATACAAGCAAGCGCTGAAGGATATAAACACGAGCTTGAAAACGCTCGGCACCGAAGCGAAGCTCGTGGCGTCTGAATTTGACGCCCAGGACAAAAGCGTCGCGGCTCTGACGGCCAGAAACGAGGTTCTGAACAAACAAATCAAAGAGCAGCAGAACAAGGTGTCGCTGCTTGAAAAAGCGCTGCAGAACGCGAAAGACACCTACGGCGAAAACAGCCAGCAGGTTCAGACGTGGCAGCAAAAACTAAATGAAGCCAAGGCGTCCCTCAACAACATGGAACGTGAGGTCAAGAACAACGAGGACGCCATAGAAAACGCAACAGACGCCGAAGAAGACGGCACTAAGGCTGTAAAAAACTACGGCAACGCTACCGAAGACGCCGGGAATAAGTCAGAGGCAGCTGCCAAAGTTATGAAAACGCTCGGAACTGTCGCAAAGGCGACCGCTGCAGCTGTAGCTGCCGCCGCTGCCGCCGTTGTTGCTGCCGGGAAAGCTGTCTGGAACGCGGCCAACGAGACCGCACAGTACGGCGACGAGATCGACAAGAGCTCGCAGAAAGTCGGCCTGTCGTATGAGGCATATCAAAAATGGGACTACGCGATGAAGATCGCCGGAACGGAGATGTCGTCGTGTACGAACGGCCTCAAGACGTTGACGAACACATTCGACGACGCGAACATGGGAAGCGAGTCCGCCATCACGAAATTCGAGCGGCTCGGCCTATCGATGGAAGATCTTCAGGGGCTCAGTCGCGAAGATCTATTTGCGACCGTTGTGACGGCTCTGCAAAACGTCACCGACGAAACCGAAAAAGCAGCCCTCGCGAATGATATGTTCGGCAAGTCCGGGCAGGAGCTTCTGCCATTGTTTAACATGACAGAAGCCGAGCTTCAGAGCATCATGAACGAGTGCGAAGAATACGGCATGGTCATGAGCGACGACGCGGTCAAGGCGTCCGCGGCGTTCCAGGATAGCCTCACAAAGCTGCAGAGCACGGCCACCGGATTGAAAAACAGGCTCATCGGAGATCTTCTCCCGTCGCTTTCGAGTATTGTCGACGGCTTTGCCGACGTAGTGACCGGAAACGAAAAGGGATCCGCTTCGATCGAAAGCGGCGCCAAAAATCTCATCAGCAACCTGTCGAAGATGATCCCACAGGTGCTCACTATTGTCTCGTCTGTCGCGAAAGCAGTGCTGAAGGCTGCCCCTGAGATCATTAAGGGGCTAATGGACGGAATTATCTCGGCCGTTCCTTCGTTGCTGGACACGGTGCTCGAAATAGCTCAGGAAGTGCTGGGAACAATTATGTCGTCGCTCCCTGGCTTCGTCAATACAGTCGCCAGCATGGCAGGCACTATCATAGCGACCATTGCAAAAGTTCTGCCGAATGTTATCAAGACCATCCTGTCTATCCTGCCGAGCCTGATAGATACGATCGTGTCGCTGGTGTCGGAAGTCGCCAGGACAATCGTCGACAATTTGCCGGCGATCCTCAGCGCGATCATCGAAGGCCTTGTCCAGGTTCTCACAAGAATCGCCGAGGCTCTCCCGGAGCTTGTGAACGTGATTTTGACACTGGTGGTCGGCGTCGTGAACGCGCTGCACGGATCCATTCCTCAACTGGTTCAAGCCATCGCGGACATATTGCCGGCGATCCTGACCGCAATCCTGGACTGCTTGCCGCAGATCATTCTGGCAGTGATCTCGATCATAACAAGCATCGCGCAAAATCTTCCGAGCATAATAACCGCCATCGTTGAGATTATACCGGCGCTCATAGGCGACGTCATCAATGCGATCATCCGCTGCTTGCCTGCCCTCTTGCAGGCAGTGATCCAGCTCGTCCTCGCCATTGTTGAAAACCTGCCGACTATAATCCTGTCGATCATTAAACTCATACCGGAACTAATAAGCAGCATCATCAACGCGACCATCGGCTGCTTGCCGCAGATCATTCAGTGCGTCGTGCAGCTTGTGGCTGAGATCGTGAAGAATTTGCCGACGATCATTCTCCAGATCATCAAATCTATTCCGCAGCTTATGAAGGGGATCATTGACGCCATAGGCAACACGGTCAGCAGCTTCGTCGAGATCGGCGGCAACCTGGTCAAGGGACTATGGGAAGGCATCAAAGGGCTCTCCAGCTGGATATGGGACAAAGTCTCCGGATGGGCCTCGGATCTTTGGAATGGAATCAAAGACTTTTTCGGGATCCATTCGCCGTCGAAGAAGTTCGCAGAAATAGGCAAGAATCTCGGCCTCGGTCTGACCGAAGGCTTCGTGGACACCATGGACGACGCAGAGAAGGACATTCAAAACGCAATTCCGCAGGACTTCGATATTAACGCCAGGGCAAATCTGAGAAGCGTGGCGTCAGACGTCGCGCCTTCTGTCGCGGCTACGACCAGAAGCGTCAGCCCCGAAAACACGAGCGACCAGGAGCAGATCTACCTGCTTAGACAGCAAAACAACCTTTTGCAGCAGATCCTCGAGAAAAACATGGACGTCATCATCGGCGACGACGAGATAGGCAGAGCGAACACGCGATACAGCAACTCCCGGGGGCTGACTCTGAACGAGGGGGTGTATGCAAATGCCTATTAACATCAAAATGAAGCCCGGCTTCATGTATATCGGGACAACTCCGCAGAACTGCACGCAGGAGGTCCCGATGCCGAACGGCGGGGCTTTTGAAACAACATACGCATGGAAAACGCAGCAGAGCGCCGATGGTTCAACAGTCGGGCAACAACTCGGTCGGAGCCGATCGACGCAGGTCATGGACTGGGAGCGGATGGACTGTGCGACGTGGTGGTCGCTCAACGCCTGGATCGAAAGCAATGGCATGAGCTTCTATGCTCGCTATTTTAACTTCAACCTGGGACTCTGGCAAACGCGCCGTTTTTACATCACCAGCGTCAGCTGTCTGCCTCATAGACCTGCCGCCAAAGGAACGGCGAACGCCGGGATGCCGCTTTACTTAAAAAGCTGCACCTTCACGGTCTATGACATGGGAGAGGTGGACGCATGAAACCGACATCTGAAGCATACCAGGAAGGCATGGCGTCGAGCTTTCGCCGACGTAGTCATCTGATGATCTCTATAGAGACAAGCGGAACGACCTACACGTTCGAGGACGACATCATCTCAAGCGCTTCCAAAATAGCGGACGTTGATCCGCTCAGCCGAAAACTTCCGACCGAGAGCTTTGACTTTTCGATCATAGATCTCGCGGGAGAATATAACCCATCGAACCCATCCGGAAAGTGGGCGGCGATAGACGAGAACGCCGAGATCACCGTCCGGTTCGGGTTCGAGCTTGCCGGAGGAACGACGGAGTGGCTTGATCCGGACACTTATTTGCTGACCGGCAAGCCGACGGTCTCCGGCGGCGTGGCCACGTTTAAGGCTACAAGCCGACTGAGGCATCTCACAAAAAAATACTACAAAGGCACATTCGGCACGCACACGCTCCTGGCACTTGCCGAAAGCGTGCTGCTGGACGAGGGGATCGCATCCTCCGGATATAGCATCGATCCATCTCTCGGAAGCCTTACGACAGACGCAGCGCTTCCGATAGACGAGGCGCAGAACCTTCTGCAGATGATCGCACACGCAGCCTGCTGCGCTCTTTACACGGTCGGAGACGTCATCACAATCGCGCCGATCGACGTGTCTAATCTGACATATAACGAGATGCCGCTCACGCTTCGAGACATCGCAAACAACGGCGACGCCATCTCGAAGATCGAACCGCTGTACAAGATCAGCGTCAACAAATACAGTTATGACGCCTCAGACACTTCGGACACGCTCGTCAAGACGACGGTGGACGTGGACGGATCCGCGGAGTATCACTGCGAATTTGATCCGGCGGACAACGTAGCCGTGGCGATCACGTCCGGGGCGACGATCACGAATCTCAACATCTACGCCTCAGCGATCGACTGCACAATTATCGGCACCGGGACTTTCGTGATCACCGTGACCGGATATCCGGTCTCTGCGAGCGCGGACAACGTGGAAGCGCTTGAGAGCGTCAACACGAACGGCGGCGTCGACACCGAGAACAACAAACTGATCACCGACGAAACGAGCAGAAACGCGATGATTTTCGCCGTCGCGAACTATCTGGCTTTAAGACTTACACACACGCTCACCTACAGAGGGGCGCCGGAGATCGAAGCGATGGACGGCCTGTATTTTGCGACGCAGCAGTCGGCTTTTGCGACAGGCCTTGTCCTTCAGAACAAAATCAATTACAGCGGAGCGCTCAGCGGGAAGATGATCGTCAAGAGCCTGTCCGAGGACGTTTCATCCAACGCCCAGCTGTACGATAGCAATGATGACGCGATAGAAGACAGCACCGAGAACGCGCTCATGGTTATCGGAACGGGCGACTACTACAGCGCCTACACCGGGGACGACATGGATGACTTCATCGAGGATGTCCTCGGAATATAAACAGGAGAAAGAACAATGTCAAAGCAACTAACACATACAGGCGCGCAACTGGATGCAGCCATCCAGAAGGTCCGCGCCAACTTTGCCGACGTGTCAGGAACCACAGCGCTGCCTTCAGACGTCGCCGAAGGAAAGGTTTTCGTCTCGGCCAACAAAGTGGAGACCGAAGGGACAATGACAGAGGTCTCGATCGAAGTCGAGGCAAGCGTAGACAGCAGCTTTTTGACAGACACGGAAGGCAATTATCCGGTCGTTGTACAGCCGAAAGCAACACCGAGCGCCGCCGGCCATATCGCCGCCAGCGTAGTGCAAGGCTCCGAGGTCCGGAAATACATCAAAGTCGAATCCAAGACAATCACCGAAAACGGAACGTACAACCCGACACCGGGCAAGCTGTTCTCGCAGGTCATCGTGCAAGTCTCCGGAGGCGGAGGCGGCGGAAGCGGCACGATAAATCTCGTACAAAACGGATCCTATGACGTCAGAGATTATGCGACGGCGATCGTCGCGGTTCCCGGTCCTTCCGGCAACGTAGAAATCACTGTAAACGGCACTTATGACATCACGGACTACGCCAGCGTGACCGTAAACGTTCCATCGGGCGGCGGCGGGATCAGCGGCGGCTTCAACGTCACTTTTGTCGTTCAATCGGTGGACTACGCTTTTGTCTCGGTCAGGGACGGCGACAGCGTCCAGGAGCCGAGCGTTCCGTCTGTCGCCGGTTATTATTTCAAGGGCTGGTACACCGGAGAAAGCGGCACCGGCACGAAGATCTCTTTCCCTTATACGCCGACGGCAGACATGACGTTCTACGCCTACATGGAAACGTCTGCGATCGTGGGCTTTACCGGTCTGTCAAACAGAGCGGCGGGGCTCACTCTTACCGACGATATAGCGAACGTTGCGCCGTGGACCACATCCGTGGACTCTCAATACGTCAACGTCTCGAATCCGCTCGACAGCTTCTGGCCGTTTTCGGAGATCAAAGAGTTTACAGACAGCAGCGGCAACGTCTTTGTCAAATATCCGAAAATGTGGATGAAGTGGATTTTGAACGACACGATCGTCGACGGCGTGAAGTTCGCAAACTATCAGGTCGACGACAACTACTTCGTTTCTGACGCCTTTGCAGATCCTTCGGCCACAACCGGCAATACATTCCTGGACTACTTCGCGCTTGGCAAGTATGAAGGGAGCGGGAGCACGTCCAAAGTTTACAGCAAGAGCGGTCAAACGTGCCTTGCATCTATCACCCGCTTAAACTTCAGAGCCGGGTGCAGGGCATACGGTACGGCTGACAACTACTATAACGGCTATCAAAGTATGGATATCCAGCAACTGACGATCTATAACTTGCTTTGCATGATGTACTACCGCACGCAAAACATACAACGAGTTTACGGCGGCAGAACAGGCTCGGTATCCGCTTGGTCATCGACGGCTGCAACCGGAAGCTGCGACGGACTTTCAGGCATGAACGGATGGAACACGCTTACGGACTGCGTGAAGATGCTCGGCATCGAGAATCCCTACGGCAATATCTGCAAGTGGATCGACGGAATCTACTTCAGCAGTCAGACGATTTACATCCAAAGATTCCCGCAGTACTACATAGACGCCGATTTAAACGGCGCGCAAATGGGCTTCGAACGTCCAACGGCACGCGGCTATATCTCCGCATTGAGGCAAGGCACCAACGAAGCGACGCGGAGCGCTCTCTACTGTTCCGCTACCGGTTCGTCGGGCATCGGAGATTATTGCGATTACGACTCAAGCGGCACCGTCCTCAGCGCTGGTGGTTACTGGAGCCAAAGCTACCCCTCGCATGCTGGCCTCTGGTTACTGGATGGCAGCATCACCGCGACGAGCAAGGGCGTGGGCGTCGGCGGGCGTCTTTCTTATAGACCTCTTTGAGGGGGAGCGTGAGGGGGATTCCTCGTGGCGGCGAGAGCCGAGATCGAGAAAGTCTGCAGACGCGTCGGTATAGACATAAATCAAGGAAAGAGAGGATCACCACAATGATGACAACCAAGACAACCAAGAAATCCATCGAACAATTAAAGAAGGCGGTCGCTTCTAAGACGCTATACGTCAGCGGCTGCTTCGGCGCTCCGATGAACCAAAAGAACAAGGCGAGATACACCAGCAACAACGACTACAACAAGCAGGCAACACGGACCGCGATGATCAACGCAGCGAGCGAGGACACATTCGGCTTCGACTGCATCTGTCTGGTCAAGGGCGTGCTCTGGGGATGGGACGCCGACAAGGACAAGGTCTACGGCGGCGCAACGTATGAGAACAACGACGTGCCAGACATCGGCGTTGAATCTATGATAAATGTGTGCACCGACGTCAGCACCGACTTCTCGACAATCCTTCCGGGCGAGTTCTTATGGATGAGCGGGCACTGCGGAATCTATATCGGCGAAGGTCTCGGCGCATCGAGTGCACGCCGAAGTGGACGAACAATGTGCAGATCACTGCGGTCGGAAACATCGGCAAGATCAACGGCTACAACACAAGAACGTGGACGAAACATGGCAAACTGCCCTACGTCGACTACTCGGACGCTCTGGAACCGGACGAACCGGCAGAGGATAAGCCACAGATCTTCGCAGAGGGCGACACAGTACAGTTCACTGGCACGAGCCACTATACCAGTGCAAACGCCACAACGCCGAAAACCTGCAAGCCTGGCATCGCAGTCGTCACGAGAGTCTATCAGTACGGCACTGCAAAACATCCGTACCTCCTCATCAGAACAGCGAACGGAGGATCTTCTGTCTACGGCTGGGTGGATGCTGCGGATGTCAAAGCCTATAATCCGGCGCCTGTTTATACTGAGCCGACAAAGTCCTCGAACGTCAAGATTTGGACGGTAAAGAACGGCAACTGCGGTGCGACAGTTAAAACGCTACAGACGCTTCTGAACTACCACGGCGCAAGCCTTGAGGTGGACGGTCGGTTCGGTCCGAAGACCGAGACAGCGCTCACAGCTTACCAGGGCGCCAACGGCTTGATGGCGGACGGAGTCGCCGGTCCCAATACCTGGGCGAAATTAATCGATTCATAGGAGGAAGAGCAATGTCAGAGACAAGAACAGAGGAACGCCTCGCCACGCTTGAGGCAAACGAAAAGACGATTTTCAAAAAGCTGGACGAACAAGGCGCTCAGATAAAGGACTTGACGCGCCTGACCGTCGCGGTTGAGAAAATCGCCGTAAAAACTGATTCGATCTCGGAAAAGGTGAGCGGAATCGACGAGCGGATGACCGCAGTCGAGTCCGGTCCGGCTAAAAAATGGGAAAAAGCAAAGGAGACAATCTGGGTGGCAATCGCGACTGGCGTGGTCGGTGCCTTTCTCGGTGCGCTCTTCGCTTTGCTTTTCAAATAACAAACAGGAGGAATAAACATATGAAAATCGACTGGAAACGCAAACTCACATCTCGGAAATTCTGGGTGGCGGTCGTGGGACTTGTCACCGGCGTGATCATCGCCCTCAAAGGCGACGCAAAGCTTGCCGAAACAATCTCCGGCTGCATAATGGCAGCCGCGTCCGTGATAGCCTATATCATAGGCGAAGGCCTCACCGACCAGGCAAGCCTTTTGTCGGAGTCTGAAGACGACGAAGACGACGAAGACGACGAGGCGCCCGAAAATAGCGAATAACAGGAAAAAGCCCAGGGCATAAAGCTCTGGGCTTTTTTTATACGCGCAAACCTGCAACCAGGGCGCCCATGTAAAAGACCACCGTGATTTTAGAATTCGCGCTATCTGGCGGAGAGGATGGGATTCGAACCCATGTGCGCTTTCACGCAAACTGATTTCGAGTCAGCCCCGTTATGACCTCTTCGATACCTCTCCGTATACTATATATTTAGTTGTTGCAAGAAAATACTAACTCGAAATCCCTGATTTCGATG